AAGCTAGGGCGCAGAAGGAATTTGCGGATGCCGAGATAAAAAAGCTGATTTTGGCCGAGAAAAAGGGCGAAGTAGTGCCGATTTTCAAGCTTGAAAAGGATCTGAGCGATATAGCCTCGACGCTATCAAATAGGCTTTATAATCTCCCTAATAAAATAAAAATGCGCGTAAATTTAAGCGATGAAACGCAAAGCGCGCTAAACTACGAAATAGAAGAGACGCTAAAAGAGCTCAAAGAGTCTAAAATTTATAAACAATACGCCTAGGGCGTCAAAATCTCGCTAAAAATCCCTTGTATAAACCAAAAAAGACGTTTTGATAATATGGCGCTTATGCAAATGCCTAGCCGTGTTTTAAGTGCTTTTGGCTCGGCGGGCTTTGCAACGAGCAAGGAGCACGCCATAAAACCGAGAGAGAAAATCGTAAAAATAAACGAAGCAATCGACGCGGTCATATTAAATTTAAGCAACGGCGTCGAAATCAAAGAATACGAAATCGACAACGTAAGAATAGTAAAGCGCTCACCTCTTGAACTAATAGACGAGTTAAGGCGCATAAAGTCGCTTTTAATAAAAGATATGAGAGCAAGCAAAACAAGCGTTAAATACGTTTTTAGTGGGAAATATTGATGAAATTTTTTAATTTTTTTTCCAAAAAACAACCCAAAAGCAAAAGCGGCTTTTTTAAGCCGCAGGTCAAAGTGCAGATGTTTAGATACCCGAGCATCGAAGCCCCCGAGATCAACCAAGGCGAGCTTAGCCGGCTAGTTAGAAATATCGAGCCCGATCGCGCTAATAAAATTTTACGCCATCAAGCACGTAGCATAAGCACCGCCGTAAGCCTTGCTAGCGGTTTTTTTGACATGATAGATAGCGAGGTTTTGGGCGAGCAGGGATTTATCCTCGATATTGCAACCAAAAGTAAAGATCTAAACACCAAAATTCAAAACGCATTTTGGAAATGGCAGGAGGATTGCTGTATTTACGGCGTTTATGATTTTGAGGACTACGAAGAGCTAACGCTAAATGCGCTTTATAGAGACGGCGAGGCGTTTATCAGGCTCGTGCGCGGCGACACGCTCAAAATGGAGCTAATAAGCGCCGAGAGCATCGATAGCGACTACACCGACGAGAGCAAATTTATATTTTACGGTATAGAAAAACAGAGCAAATTTAGCCTTACGCCGGTGCGGTATTTTGTAAAAAGAGATCATAATGAGCGCCTCGGCATAGAAGCAAAAGACATAATCCACATAAGAAAACCGATGATCGCCGAACAAACGCGCGGCAACTCAAAGCTAGCCACGGCGATTTTCGACATACACCAAAAAGATAAATTTAAAAAAGCCGAGCTAAACCGCGCCCGCCTTGCTAGCGAAATGACGGGATTTTATACGCAAAAAGACGAGGGCGGCATAGGCGGGATAGCTCCGGAATTTGATGAGGATACGGGCGAGCTAACGAATGAAAGCGCCAAAATAGACCTGCCCGAAAACGTAGAAACGGGCACGATGAGGTATTTGGAGGCGGGTATCGAGCCTAAATTTATCGATCCGCACAACCCGACAAATATCGAGTTTTTCCTAAAAAGCACCAACCAAGAAGTGGCGCGATCGCTAGGTATCAGCTACGCGACGCTTACGGGCGATTTGCGCGAGGTAAATTATAGCTCAATCCGTCAAGGCACGACGAGCGAGCGAAGGGGCTTTAAGCGCGTGCAAAATTTCCTCCGTCGCAAAATGCATAACGTCATTTTTAAAGAGTGGCTAAAAATAGAGCTTTTGATGAACCGAGTATCACCCAAAGAATACGGCGAAATTTTAGATCATTTTAGCTTTAAGCCCCAGGGCTGGGAATATATCGATCCAAATAAAGAAGTGAGCGCTAACGCTAAAGCGATCGAGTGTGGATTTAAAACGCGCATCGAGGTTTTGAGAGAAAAAGGGATCGAATACGACACCTATCTCGACGAGCTGGAAAAAGAGAAGCAAATCGTGCAAAAACTGCAAGAAATAGAAAAAATCAAGAAAGGAAATAGCGGCCGTGAATGAGAATATTTTAAAAGACGCGCGCAATTTTAGCGTAAATTTAGGCAAAAATGCGGCGTTTGACGACGAAGCAAAAACTATTAGCTTTATCGCGCTCTCAAAAAACAATCTACATAAAAGAGTTGGATTTTGGGGCGACGAATATTATCTAAGCGTGGATACTAGCGGGGTTAAATTTAACGCCAAAACGCTTTATTTAGATCATGATCCGACGTTTGCCAATGCAATCGGCGCGATAGTCGAGACTAAATTTGAAAACGGAGATTTTAAGGCCAAGGTTAAATTTAGCGATGAGGTTGCAAGCTCAAAAGAAGCTTATGCAAAGTATAAAGCCGGGCTTAGCGACAGCGTGAGCGTTGGATTTGGAAACTACAAAGTAAAAGAAATGGACAAAATAGAAGGGGTGGAGCATTACCAAATTTATGAGGGCGAAATCGTCGAACTCTCAGCCGTTTGGCAAGGAGCCGACCCTAACGCAAAAATATCAAAATTTAATCAACCAAAAGGAGAAAAAATGCCAATGAACGAACAAGCAGCGCCGCAAGAGAGCGCAAAACTAGCCGCAACGCCAAGCGCCGGCGAGCTTGCTAAACTAAACGAGCAAGTAAGATCAAGCGAGGAGACTAGAGCAAACATCATCGAGCTAGCCCATATTTTAGGCCGGGAAAAAGAGGCACTCGCCGCGATAAGCGCAGGCAAGAGCTACGCTGAATTTAGCAAAGAAATGGCCGAACTAAACGCTAAAAGCGAGATAAAAACAGTAAATATCCTCTCAAAAAGAGATAATAGCGCGTGCTTTAGCCTCGCAAATGTCATCAAATCGGCCGTAGATAGAAACGTCGATTTGTCGCGCGAGATGGAATACAAAGGCAAAGAGATCGGGCGTTTTGCACTGCCGGACGAGTTTATAGCAAATTTCGCCGACGGCGTAACAAGCACGACGACAGCAGCCGACGCCGTAAATAGAGAATACCGCGGAGATTTGCTGATCGAGCAACTAAAGCAAGATAGCAAACTACTAAATTTTTGCACATGGCTACCGAACCTAAGCGCAAATTTGACTATCCCGCGCGATACGTCTAGCATTACCGCGGATTTCGTAGAGGAAGGCAAAAGACGCGACGCTGAAAAGATGACGTTTGACAACATCTCGCTAAGCCCTCACACCTTAAACGCAAATATCGTCATCACTAGAACGATGCTAAATATGAACGCGTTTGAGCTTGAGAGCTTTGCATTTAAAAAGCTAAAAGACGCGATCCGCAAAAAGATAGAGCAAACGCTGCTTTACGGCAACGGAGTCGTAAAAGGGCTATTTGCTACAAGTGGAGTGCCGACCGTCACCGGATATATGACTGCGCCTACTTTGGAGCTTACCTTGGCCTTTGGCGATAAGCTAGACGCGGCCGGACTTGATACCGAGCACTCGAAGTTTTTTATCAACGGAACGGACATCAGCAAGCTACGAAGCACGAAGCGCGGCAACAGCACCGAGCGCATGCTAATCGATGTCGGAGACAATGACCTTCAAGGATACGCCTACTACAAAAACAACAACCTAAAAGCTGGCGACGTGATCTTTGGAAACTTTGAGGATATTTGGATCGGAGCGTTTGGACCGCTTGAAATCCTGCCGCTAATGCAAGAGGGCGGAAACGTATTGCTTCAGGCATTTTACGACATCGACGCGAAGCTAGCACGCGAGAAGAGCTTTGCCATCTCAAAAACATCTGTTTAAATTTAGCGTAAAGGCGGGCTCGGCTCGCCTGCAAAATAAAAAAGAAAGGTAAAAAATGAGCAAATATATAGTTTTATACGCCACGTTAATCGGCGTTGATTTTTGCGAAGAGGGCGACATCATCGATCTGCCGGATGGAACGGATAGAAATTTTATCGCACGCATGCAAACTATCGGAGCGATCGCGCCTTACGACGGTAAAAACGATGCGGCAACAAGCAAAAAAGACGAGAAAAAAGATGCTAAAGATGATAAGAAATCATCAGCTGACAAAGGCAAGGATACTAAAAAAGACGATAAAAAACCGCCCGAGGACGACAAGGACGCTAATGCCAAAGGTTTTGACGAAAACGGCAATATAAATGATTAATTTAGATATGGTGAGAAACGACGTCAAGGGCATCTTAAATCAAAACTTTAGTATAAATTTGAGATGCATAAGGACGGACAAGCTCATCAAATGCCATTTTAACGCAAACTCTAGGATTATTTACGAAAACGGGGCGGTAGGCACGGAGATAACCGCCCTAATCACGCTTGAAGATGCAAAAAATCTAAGATTAAAAGACGAGATCGAGATACTAGGCGCTAGATACGAGATCACGAAAAGCGTGCTCGAAAGTCAAGTGCTAAAAAGACTATTTTTGAGAGAAATTTAGAAAATGATTTTACAAATAATACGACGCGACCGTAAGTCGCGGTGTGCTTCAGCGCGGGTGCAGGGCGCCAAGCCTTGCCCGCAGCGCGGATTTAATTCGCGCGAGGAGTAAAAATAATGTCAAAAAAATATTTTATAGAAGAGCTACAAGTTCCAACGCAGAGCAATACCCCTACGCCGCCTCAAAATATCCGGGCGCAAATCGTGGAAGCCTTAAAAAAGCATTTGGAGAGCTTAAATTTTAACGTTGAGGTTTTCGAAATTTACGTATTCGACAAAGACAATCTACCGCTAATCATCATAAAAGATACCGATGATGCAGTGGAGGCGGTGAGCTTTGAGCGGATTAAACACGAGCTAAGCGTGAGCATAAATTTGATCGATTCATCATATAGCAAAAACGACGAGCTGCTATTAAAAGTGCTAGATAGGCTAAAGAGCTTTGAGGGCAAATTTAACTTTATGGAGCTCAACGCCGTAAATCGCTCAAATATCGAGGTTTTGGATAAGGACTACGTTATGACCGAGCTAAGGCTAAAATTCGTTTATCATACGCAGCTTTGGAGCGTCTAAATGCAATTTATCGGCACGATCTGCGAAGTGAGCGAAAATAAAAGCCTGGTAAGGGTCGAATACCTAGGCACGAAAACAAAGCTCATCCCATACGTCCAAAGCGCAAACTCGTTTAAGCGCACGTTTTCGCCGCCGCGAGTCGGAGAGCAGGCGATCGTCCATCAGCTAAGAGACGGCGGGATCAAATACGCCGTGGGCGCGATCTTTAATCAAGCTTGCCGCGAACCCGATGGAGTCTCTCAAACAAAAGAAATAACACAATACGAAGACGGCACTATAATCAGCTATGACACGTCAAACTCAACTCTTGAAATTTTATCCCCAAAGCTCATAAATTTAGTCGCCGACAACATCGAAATAAAAGCTAATGTAACGTTAAACGGAAATTTGAACGTCAATGGCAGCATTCACGCCACCGGAACGATCATCGACGACGGCGGAAATACTCCTCACCACTCGCACTAATCCCCTAAAACCCCCCCCTTGTATAAAAGAAAACGATATTTTTATATTATGTCCTCGTTAAAGCCACAAGGCGGCGTTTTGTCCTTTTCGCCGCCTGATTTTTTAGGATAAATGATGTATCAAATAAACGAAATTGAGAATATTCGGCGCATTTGCAAAACTTCAAAGCTCACAAAAACACTGCGCCCGACGTTTGGACTAGATAGGTATATCGATAAAAAGATGACGCTAAGCGAGCTCCTGGCGCTAAAGCGCGATATAAAATCTCAAATTTTAACCTTCGAGCCTCGCGCGGAAAATCTTAAAATCGAACTCACGCCGCGAGCGGATAATATTTTAGACGTCAAAATCGGATACACGAGAAAGGGCGAATTTAATGAAAATGAAGTGAGGCTAAGTTTATGAAACCTTTAAGAGTGCCGCAGTTTATCAAGCCGCTAGACATCCAAAAAGAGCGCGAAAGCATAATCGAGGAGTTTAAACAAAAGAGCGGCAAACTAGACTATATCCCGCTAGTCGGCGACGACTACATGACGCTCATCGATATATTTTTATATCGGCTAAATAATTTTTTTGAGTTGATTAACGTCAAGGTGGCGAATAACTATCTAAATTTTAGCACCGGCGAATATCTTGACGAGCTAGTGGCGCTAATCGGAATCAAACGAAATGAGGAGGTAAGGCCGATCGCCGAGCTTGAAATAAGCGTAAATTCGGCTACTTTTTTACCAAAAGGCAGCAAATTTACCGACGGCAAGGGGCACTTTGCATTTTTGCTTGAAGACGCAAATATCGCAGACGAGGCGACGGTCAAGATCGAAGCGGGCGGGTATTTTAAGGAAAACTACGAAACGACGACGCTGGAGATCCCGAATATCTACATCAAAACAATCAAAATGACAAAACCATTTAGCGGATTTAAGGCGCGCGAAAACGACGACGAACTAAGAAATAGATTTTTACTCGCAATGCATCGCTTTAGCACCGCGGGAAGCCAAAAAAGCTATCTTTTTTATATTTTAAGCATCGAAGGCATCACGAAAGCAAACGTTTATCGGCTAAGTCCTGGCGTAGTGCAAATCGTGTATTTTTCAAAATATGAGAAAAACATCGCAGAAGCAAAAATAACCGAAGCGCTAAAGGATAGAGTACCTCTTACCGACAATATCCTAATGAAAGAGGCGACGCAGATCAAATTTGACCTCATTATCGAAGTCAGGCTAAAGCAAGATTATATGTTTGCCGAGGTGCTCAAAAATGCCGACGAGAAACTGCGGGATTATTTTGCGAACCTAGACATCGGTTTTACTCCGCATTTTTCACAGCTTATCGAGATAGCGTTTGACGAAAATACTCACGCAGTGGAGATCAAAACGCCGATCCCAAGCTCAAACCGAGACAGCCTCATAATCCTAAATAGCTTGCAAATTTTGAAGGCAGATTGATGATCGATTTAAGAACTTACGACGATACTTTATTTCGAGTCGATGAGGTTTTGGGCGAAAAAATGCGCGAATGGCTTAAATTCGATAAGCGCTTTTTTTATGAGCAAGATGATTTTAACCGCGCTTTTTTGGCGCAGACCTTTGATGTCGAGCCGGCATCTCAGAGCCTAGAGGAAACAAAGAAGCTCCTAGACGAGCCGTTAAAAACCTATTTTTTTGAGGGAACGTTTTTTACTCTTCAAAAGGCGCTAAAGTCATTTTATGGGGACTCCACGTTAAAGCAGTGGTTTAGCTACGGCGGCGAGCCTTATCATTTTAAGGTCGAAATAGATCTCAAAGATGATAGCACTGACGAGACGAGATATAAAAAACTCGATACGCTCATAGAACAATACAAAAACGTCCGCAGCGTTTTTAAAGGGTTTAATCTTATTAGAAATACAAAAAGCGAAGTTTTTATAGGCGCTAACGAAACGGACAAAGAGAGGCTAGAGTTATTCCCGTCTCAGATCCCAAGCTTACTATTAAATGCACCGCTAAGCACGAGCGCGGCTTATGCTCAAAGCGAGCAAGTTAGCGTTTACCCCTATAAAGTTAGAGATATTAGCTTAAATTTAGAGCGTTTCGGCGCTGTAATTTGCGAATTTATCGAGGACGTAAATTTGCCGCCGATGCAAAGCGAGAACTTAAACACGAGATCAACCGCCGCAAGATTTAGCGGCGGCGCGGTAACGATAGACGAGATAATCAAAATTTAAACAAAGGAGAAAAAGTGTCATACGCAACAATAATCACGAAACTAGGCAAAGCGGCGATCTCAAAGGCTATCGCCGATAGAGAGCAAATCAGCCTCACGAAAATGGGCGTAGGCCAAAGCAAAGACGTCATAAGCGATGAGTGGGAGACATTGCCCGAGGAGGCGCAAAAATTTAGCATTAGCGATATTAGAGTCAAAGAGGATGATGCCAATATCGTAATAGTCCAGGGTATACTTGAGGCTAGCGTGGGTGGATTTGTTATCAGGCAAGTAGGCATTTACGGCGCAGACGATAAGCTTTTTGCAGTCGCAAACGTGCCTGAGACGATCAAGCCGCGTTTAAGCGAGGGTGCGGCGAAAGACCTAACGATAA